TAGGCCAAATCTCAATATCACCGTCACCAGTCTGGTCTGCTAAGACTTGATGTAGTTTTGCATTAGATCCTGTACCAAGTTGAATGTAATCACCTGCCAGTAGAGAACCTGTCATAACGACAGTCGCATAGTCATTCCCTGCTGTACCAGTGAGTGTACATGCGCTTACAGTACCTCTAGGAGTGGCATAGTCGGGGTCTCCTAGTAGGAATGTACCTGTCTGGCCTTTGAGACCTACAAGCATTGCTTTCCACTCAGCGGCTAGTTCACGACGAACTGAGGGGATGCTTACAGAGGCTTCCCACTTCTGTCCACCGTGAGAGATAATCTGTTGCTTGTATGTGAAGATAGATTGTGATGTAGCAACAGCATTAACTGCACGTAGCTCAATCTGCTCAATACCAATCGTTGTTGGTTGTGATAAAGGATAAGTTAGTGCCATTAGGAGAATGCTGCCTTCATTTGACCACCTCTACGACGTTGTTCGAGGATCTGTTGTTGTGTCATCTGTGCGATCTTAGGTGCTTCTTGTGCAATAATTCTTTTCACACTGTCGTCACCATTAGCTGCAAAGTTAAAGTTCTGGTGGATAACGACAGGCTGCTGTGACATTGCTTGATTAGGCTTTGTGTGATCAACAACAGTTTCCCGTGGGTGAAGCATAGCCATAAAGCCACCTCGTCCATCTAAACCACCAGAACGTGAACCAGAGCCTGTGTAACCCCCACCATCCATAGACTCTACTGAAGGAACTGATGCACTAGCTGTGGCTGTACCAGAAGCACCAGCAAAAAACTTATTGATACCCCCTGCAATGGATTGTACCATCTGCTCAATTACAAGTATCTCAAAGAGACGGGCAATAATATGACGTGCCATATCTGAGAAGGCTTCTTTAGCAGACTTAGTTCCATCAACAATCGACATGAAGGCATCACCAAAGCCCCCTGCAATAGTATTTGCAATCTCTTTTTGCTGATCTTCTGCCGCCTTGAGTTTTTTAACACGGTCATCTTCTGCCGCTTTTAGTTCCTCAGTCTTTATAATCTGGTCTTCTAGACCCTTAATTGTAGTCCTAGATGTCTTGTTGTACTGATCCCCAAGGGCGCTGATCACACGTTGCCGAGCCTCTTCTGCTACAAGCGCTTCCCCTACTTTACCAACTAAAGCCCGTTCAAGTTCAATCTCTTTTTGTAGTTTAGCTACGTTATCTACAGAACCTCTTGTAGTAGGTGTTTTAGTGGTTTTAGGGACTTTACCCTCTGCTGCCACAACCTGATCATAAAGTTTAAGAATTTCTTTGAGGTTGTTACCAAGAATGCCCTGCTCTGCTACACGTGCAATAAAGGCTTCTCTTGCATGTCTAGCAACAGCCGCAGCCAACTCCTCTGAATCTTTACCAAACTTAAGTTCTATTTGAGCTAGTTCTAAGCGTTGCTCAAGAGTTTTGTTTGCAGCAGCTTCCGCTTCTTTAATCTTGTCCACACCTCTTCGGCGTTCCTCTACCTGACCCTCAATTCTCTCCAGATACTCATAGTACAAGCCTATTGCAGCGAGCCTAGCCTCGTCGATATTAAGAAGTCTTGTCTGGCTCGTCTCTTGTTTTAGGAGGGACTCTTCTTGCTTTACAAGGTATTCAATTGTCTTAGAGGAAACATTGGCCTCTTTAAGAGACAACTCTAGAGAACGTAACCTTTGTGTTACTTCTTCTTTTCTGTACTCTGCACTATCTTTGCCGTACTTTAACTCAAGTCTTGTGAGTTTCTGCCTTTTAACTTCCGCTTCGATAGTGGAGTTAATATCTTGACTTTCTTTCTCTCTAAGCTGGTTTACTCTAGTTTGAGCTTTGCCTATCTCTCTAAGAAGATCGCCCTGTTCTTTTAACTGTCCGCTATACTCATACACAGCGCTAAGGTCAGCTTGCCCATCTGCCCCTGCGCTTGCAGTAAGTTCTTTCATCTTTTGTAATAAGCTGTCAAGGTCTTTCTCAGCCTGTTCAAGGCTTTCCGTTCCTAAGAGCATATCCACGGAGAGGCCCTTACTTGCCGCCTCCTGTGTCCTTAAAAAATCTCTTAATGATTCATCAAGAGACTTAATGCGACTTTGAAAGTCTTTAAGTTTCTCTTCAGTGTTGTCAGACTCTTTCCGCATACGAATTAGAGCCGCACCAACAGCCGTTAGAACTGGTACAAGAACACCTAATGCAGAGAAGATTGCAATACCTTTGGTGGTCTTTGCAAGCATAGAGAATGTACCAATAAGCTGTGTTGCCTGTTGACCAAAGGCAACCATTGGATCTGTTCCAGACTGTACTTGAACCGCAAAGTCACCAAACTGATAGCCAGCTTGTTGAGCAAGTACACCAGTCCTGTTTGCCCTTTTACCAACAACTTGCATACCCGTAGCAGCATTTGCAAATACGCCTGTACCCGCAGCCATTTGTGCATTCAGTTGTCTTACGGCCTCTTTCTGCTGTTCGGCTGTGATAATATCCTTCTTTCGTGCTACAGCTAGGTCATTCAACTCTTTCGAGTAAATGTTCATAGCAGTGTAACCTTCCACATATTTGTGGCGAAGTCTTTCCTCTTGCTTTTGAACTAAGGCAGCAGACTGTGCAACCGCTTGAGCTTCTTTTTGCTTTTGAGCTTCCAACCTCTTGCTAAGGGCAAGCTGTTGACGAACGTCATTTAGGGCCTTCTTCTGTTGAGCTTCAACCTTCTTAAAAGCTGTTTCAAAGACAGAAGCTGACTTTTGGGCTGCCCCACCAGTCTTAGTAATCTCTTTGTTTGCAGCTTTCAGTTGAGAGTAGTCAACTGTAAGTGTTAGATCAGCCATTATTCATAACCCCTAAATAGACAACATCAAGGCGTTTAATCGCCTCTACTTCCCAAGCTGAAAGTGGTGTATCTGTCAATTCTTTCCACGCCTTGATTTGTTCGTATGTTATCGGGTTAGGGCCAGAGAAGCCCGATGTTCTGCTGTTGCTTAAACGAATAAAGGCAGACCAGATGTGGGATAAAAGACTAGGAAATTCTGTCGGGGGTTCCAGTGCTTCAATCTTTCTTCCAGTCTGCCTTTCTACTTGTTCTAAGTGTTCTCGTTCTGTAGCACCCGTGTCGGTGGGCTTGTTGAGCTTAAATCCATGCTCTGCCCACTCACATAAGTCGGATACTACACCTTCATAAAATCCAGAGAGTTGCTAACTGCCCCCTCAATCTGGTCTTTAATCCAAAACACCTCAGAGTAAATCTCTTTGGCCTTTGACAAAGTGAGCTTCGGTTGTTCACCACCAAAGGTGATACTCCACTCTTTTGTCGTCTTAGCTAGGAGATCTAGAGTTGTCGTCTTAGCTAGGAGATCTAGAGTTGCCTCCTCTAGTTCCTCTGCTGTAAAGTCAAACCCGTTCTTACTCTGTGCTTTCTTCAATCGCTTATTTGTTTGCTCATGTATCGCAGCCTTATATTTCTTAGAGTGCGGAGCATACATTGTGATGGTCATCGGAGATCCATCTTCGTTAGCGAGAGGCTCAAGAGTTGCAGGGTGAACTACAGCTACCTCTACAGTATCACTGCTAGGTGTTAAATCTTTTAAATCCATGTCGAGTTTCCTTTTGTCAGGGTGTTATCGGGTATTATCGGGTAATTATAATGGGGAAGACCAGACCCGACACCAGTCTCCCCCGCCTCTAGCTAGAGGATTACGCAGTCTCAGGTCGTGAAATGACGAGGTTTGAACCCTCTGTTGCGTCATATAGTGCGACGAAAGACATATTTACGATGCGTGAGGATGGGCCATCGACACCAACATCCGCAGAGTTAATCTTACACTTAGGGAATTTGAATGAGTATTCGTTACCACCCGTAGGGTCGTTTACTGTAACGATGATCTCTGTTTCTGTCTCATTCAAGAAACGGTTGATAAGTGCTGCATCTTCAAAGTATGCTGTGAATGTACCTTCAATCTCCGCACGACCAAACTCAAGTGATGGTGCTGAATCGTCACCAATTACGAAGGTAGGCGCAAAAGAGTTTGTAAGAGTAAAGTCAAGACCAGTCACGATAGCTACAGCAGAAGCTGATGCTACGTTACCAATGCTAAGATCACCTGAGTAAGAATCAAATGGTGCTGCACCAGATGAGGCATCTTGTGTTTTCTCTGTGGCAGAGATTGTCATATCTTTACCAACCATACCAAAGGTTGTTGTAACCATTTGGTTAGGGGCAAGTGAGACTGCCATAGTGGAAACCGTACAGCCTGTGAACAAACGAGCTTGGTCGATGTCAGCAGCATAGTCTTCGATTGAGAAGAACTTAGGTGTTGTACCTACCTTAAGAAGGTCTGGGCTTGAGGATGGTGTAGTGTCCCACGTAGAAAGCATTGCAGCTTCAAGTAGTTCATCATAGTCAGCATCACGAAGGTCAACCACAATGTCACCACCAACTTGGCGGTTCCCGTGACGGTCAACACGTGGCATACGGTCAGATTGAATGTCGTTACCAGCAACACGATCTTTAGTCAGATTGAGTGAGTGTGTGCTGAATGGAAGATTTGTAAAGTTACCAGAGGGAGTTGTACCGAATGTTGTTTCAACAATGTACGAAAGACTGGAACGAGAACCCTGTGCAAAGGCCATGTTATTCTCCTAGTTTATTTGTAAATGTACCAACCAATGTCGATTGGAATGTAATACCAAGGGCTGTCCACAAAGCCTTGCTGTCTTTCAGCATAATCTATGGACAAAGTGATTGTTTCACTGCTTGCATTGGTGAAGCTAATATCTGTCGTCGCCTCAAAAGCCTCGATGATTGTGTTAGCAGTAGCGTCAGCAGTTGCGGGGCCGTTACCCTCTGGAGCATAAACCGTTACAGCGAAAACACCTTGGTATCTTTGTTGTGGATTTAAGCCCCGTACAGCGGGTCTACGGAGTGTCGGGACATACTGGCACTTCACATAGCTTGTGCCTGTTGTAGGGTCGAATGAGACGTTCTCATAAGCAATATCAGGTAGACCAGAGATATTCGACAAGTGGCTCTCTAAAGCAGCCCGTATATCATTGTGAATACTAGCCATGAAGGTTCCTTACTTTTGCGTAAACGTGATACCCGTGCTTATACTCGACAGCTTGAGCATGTGGACTGTCATTGCGAAGCGTAACCTTAGTCAACTCTGACAAGTCTAACTTGTTAATGTCTGTCATTAGGTTATCAAGACCCTCTTGCCGTTTAGCTTGTGGGTCTTGGCCACGGGGCTTATTGGCAGAGCTTTTACCACGTCCACGGGAGCTTGTGTTTGTCTGGAACGAGTGAGATGTTACGTAAGCGCCAGTATCAACAGGGGAGGCAGTAACCGCAGTTTGAGCTATGTCAACCAACTTATCTCTAACAACATCCTCTGCCTTCTGCTCTAGGAGGGCTAACTTCTTCTTAAAGGAGCTATTAACCTTTAATGTGGCTTGAATACTCATGTTATTCTCTTACGTCACACAGGAAGCACAGCTTGTTGCCATTGGAGAAGATAGTCGTCACAGATATAATGTTTACTGTGTCACCATTACCTAAGATCTGGTCTTCATCATCAGGGTCTACTGCCAACCCTACAGCGGAAATAACACACTTTCGAGTACCACGACGGATCTCATCTACGTTAGCAATGATACCATTGTCATAGTTGTAGAAGTAAGCTGTCACAGAATAGTCTGTAGTTGAAGAACCTGTGACTTCGCCTGTGCTTGGGTCATACGTCCCTGCATTGCTCTTCTTACGGAGTGTTACAGTTTCCCCAAAGTCTCTGACTAAGTTATATAGGTCGAAAGATCGAAAGGACATCTAGACCTCCTTAGTCGTATTCTGAGCCGTAATCATCGCCACTGTAGCTTGGAGGATTGCGAAAGCGATCACGACGGAATGATGGGGTTACACGGTCTGTATTAGCTCGGACATTATCAATAGCTGCCTTGCTGATGCCACCTGCTTTAATTCCAACAACTGCTCCCGCTTTCTTACCTTGGTACTCAAGGTTTTCAGCTAACTTGAAATATTGTGCTGATAAATCACTGTAGTCAGCACTCAGTGCGCCATCAAGAGATGTGTTCACCTTACGTGCATACTGAGAGGAGACAGTACGAGCTAACCATGCCGCAGAGAAGTAGATGTTATCATTTGACTGAGCTAGAGCGAAAACAACCTCTTCGTTCTGCACCTGTTGATCATTGGTATCTGTGTCACCAAGTAACAGACGAACAGAGTTCAAGCGACCAGAAGCCGTGTCTGTACCAAGATCAGTTTCGTCATAGCTCCAAGCCATTATTCTACCTCATAATGTCCATATGAATGCCGCCAAGTTCGGATTAAACCACGTTGTTTACCCACGATCTTAGATATTTTGCATCGTTTCTTATCGTACTCAGCCTGAGTGTTTGTCTTAGCCTTAACCTTCTTATTAATGTTATCTACCACTGCGTGTAGACCCTTAATATCAAGCTCTTCTAAGCCATCGCCAACTTTACGTTCAATCTCTAAGGCTGAGTTGTGATGTAGCCGACGTTCACGATACAGGATGTGAACTTTATTTTCGTCTACACTAAGTTCTTTCCACTTAAACTCATCACCTGCTTTATACTGTCGCCCTGCCGCAAATGTAGGGATACGAAAAAAGACTGGTCGGTCTAACTGGAAAGGCATTTGTTCTTGTCGGATCATCTTTATACCTATCTGTTACGTCGGGGGTAGTGAGGGCCGTAAGGCCCCCACCAGAGTAAATTAAGCTACAACGTCTTCGAAGAAGTAACCCAAGTCAGCGCCTGTGACTTTCATGTCGTAAGACATTTTAACTTGGATGTGTTCTGCAACTTGTTGACGCTTCAGAGCATCGTCTGAGAATGACTCAACAGTAACACCGAGGTTGTTCACACCTTGGAGGTTGTTCCAAGCAAATGTGAGACCCGCTGCTGGTGTCATAAGACCTGCGTTTGCAGGGCCGTGTACCAAGAGAGCATTTTTACCGCCGATGAATGCGTTTGACTCTGCAACACCCTCAACAGATGTGTTCTTAACAGCTTCCATGACGTAGAAGTTTTCTACTTCAAAGATCTCTGCAAGTTTAGCATTTGTGATAAGTGCAGTGTTTGTAACTGTCGCACCACCGTTCAGACGTGCAAGGATGTCTGGGTGGTTGATCAAGATGTCACGAACTTCTTTACCAACAACCATTGTGTTTGGCTTGAAGCCGCCCGACTTAAGTTGCATTGTACGACGTGCTGTTGTTACGTCTGTAATTGGTGTTGAGTTTGTGTAGTCTGACCACAGGTTTGATGGAGTGTTGTCTGTACCCCAGATACCTGCTGCGAAGAATGATGCAGCGAACTGCTCTTCACGGTGGATCAACAAACGGTTTGTAAGTGTCTGCGCACCTGCTGCACGAATGTCAAGTGCTGCATCTTCGTTAGCAAGAGTTTGCTGATCGAAGTCCATGCCGAGGCCGTAAACGTCTGCATAGAATGAATCTGTTGACAATGACTGACCAATACGGTTGACCTCTGTGCGTGGAGCAAGAGCTTTAACGTCACCTGTACGGTTCATGTTGTCACGGTCATAGATGTAGTATTTGTCTGACTGCTTGTCTACACCTACAACAGGGTTGTCAGCGATGAAGTTAGCTTGGTCTTGTACATAAGCGATAGTCAGGTTTGTAAGTGGCTGATCGATATGTACCGAATTTGGTGTTAGCAATGGCATTGTATTATTTCCTTCCTATTGCTGATTAAGACTGGTCAGAGGTGTTGCCGCCTTGAATCAGTTCGATAGCAAAGATTTGACCATCGACTGCATCTTCAAGAGCATAACCCATCGTTACAGCAGTGGCAGATGAAGATGTTGTTAGTTCAACGGCATCACCTGAAGTGTCTGTTACAACAGCATCACCAGCAGTGACAGCACCACCAGCAGTTACTAGTACCTTACCAGAAATCACAACAGTTGCGGCTTCCGCAGCGGCTGGATCGTTGATTAGAACACCAATGCAGTTTTCTGCATCTGCGTCCGCTAGGTCTACTTGACCGTCAGCTTCTAGTGTTACGAATTTAAATTGTGCCGACGATAGGTCTTCGCCAGCAATGAATGTCCGTGTGTCACGGGATTGCATTACAGCCATAATTATT